CCCTCCGTCATTATTGAAAGGTAAAACCAATCATAATGAACGGAGGGCGTCCATCTATGCTTCGGAGCATCTCACTTCGAAGCATGCTGAGTGAGCTTGTGGAAGCTAGTCGCCTTATATTTTGGCGACCTGCTCCCGCTGTATTGCGCATTCGTGCTGTTTTTGAGGTATCTGCAGTAATGCGGATTTTCGATCGCAGCATCAACACGTTTCACAACGATGGCTTTCACTCAATTTATTAACTGCCGATAGAGAGTCGGCTTCTCGCGTAGGGTTTACCTACGCCGCATACCTAAAAGGAACTCATCATGAGACAGCGCTTCCCGAATCGTTCTCAGACTGGTAGTGGAGTGTACTATTTGCTTAATCGCTCTGAAAAGGGCGTGCAGAAGTCCTCCACGGCAGTCGAGGCATCGGGAACCACCTTACTGACGAGTAACCCTAATTACCGTGTGCAAGTCACTAAGAGGCAGAATGCTTCTACGTCTTACTCCAGGTACCGCGTTAATTCGTGGACCCCTGTCAAGTTAGACACAGAAACTGTTTCCTTGCCTTCTAAAGGTGTTTCAAGTGCGCTCCACTCGTTTCCCATCTGGGCTACCGGTGCGGTTGACCCAACGGTTGACGCTATCGCTCTAGCTCGGTTTAAACGAGAGTTGCGTAACATCGGTGACACTTTCAAAGCTTTACCTCCTATAGTCGAAGCGCGAGATTTACATACAACGGTTGTTGGCATGATAAATCTCACAGGTCGCTTCGTCCAGGGACTCCAGGCTAAGAAGGGAATATTCCGTAGTAAGCGTGCTTTCATACGATACGCCCAGGACTCGTGGCTCACCTACTCGTTCGGTATTTCACCGGCCGTGCGTGATGCTGCGAACCTGGCTAGCTCAATCTATTCCTACGTGAGTAGGGTAGACCAACCTAATGTACGTATTGCAAAGGGCGCCTCAGGATACAGAATAGGCGGTACAATGAGGGCCTCTAGCCCCGTCTTAGCCGATGGCTTTGGCGGGTCTGCGAAGGCTCTTATTTACAACCAGTCTGTTGTCCACTACGTTGCTGGCGTAAACGCGCCACTGAGGTCATCAAATGACTATGGTATTTTCGACCATCTTGGTATAGTCCCCTCTCAAATTCCCGCAGCTTTGTGGGAACTAAAGGGGCTATCCTGGATTGTCGATTACTTTAGTAATATGGGTGACTTCATAGACGACATGTTTTACGTCCCTACTGTCAACATGGTTTACTTGAATAAAACCACCGTTGATCGGTTAAACTGCTACACTCTCGTGGATCTTCTTATCCCCAAGGACGCGAATCCTGGTTACAATGTAACCAGAGCTAGCAACCTCGGTGGACGATTTGATTCCGTGCAAGTGTCTCGTTCGATCGTCGGTGCACTCCCTTCTACTGGTTTCCGCATAAAAACTATGTCGGAGATTGGTAAACCGGAGTATGCTATCGGTCGTATCCTCAACCTTGTTTCGCTGATAAAGCGATGAAAGTGACTTTCAATGTCATTCGCTCCTACTACACCGGTTACCGGCGCCACTGTGCCCGGCTTCACTGCACCGACTTACACCATCACGGTCGACGTCGCTCCTGGCATTAATGGCAAGCAATATGCCGTTACTGCCTTGGGCGGCACTCAGACTGGTGTTGATGTAAATACGGTGTCGAAGCCGTTTACGCACACGTTCTTCCGACCTTTGGTCTTGAAGATTCTTGGCGCTGTCAATCCAGTGACAGGTATTATCAAGAACGTTCCGGTGAACACGTACAAGCTCATCACCCGCAAGGGTGCTGTCCCGTACGCAAACCAGCAGGCTCAAGTTGCTCGTATCACTACGATCATCGATGTGCCCGCTGGGACCGACACCTTTGAACCGGAGGACATCACTGCTATGCTCAGCTCCCACATCGGGATTCTGAGCCAGCAGTCCTCCGGCATCAGGGATACGGTCATCACGGGCGTGCTTTAAAAGGCGCGCTTATGTTCCCGTCGCCCCAATGTTTTTTGCATTGGTGCCGTTCAACTCATTTGGAGATGTTCAATGAGCAATACTCTGTTGGAGTTTGCAACTCGATTAGAGGCCGATTTAGATGAAAACCTTTATTTGTGCCACCCTGGACGTGACAAAAAACGCCATTTCCAGCTCCGTTATTTCAAAAAGAAGTTTCGGAAGAAGTTCACTAGTGCGAAAGCACAGCGTGAGCTTTCAAGTGTCTATTTGGAGGATTTCATCGCTCGTAACTCTATCGTTCGACCCCCGGAACTTCCGGGTGAAATACTTGCTGAAGCGCGCTCTTTCATCGAGCACGCTTTATCCAATTATCTCACTAAAGTTGACGATAGTAACATTCAGGAGACGTTCGACTTAGATCACTTTCTGAGCAGCTGGCGTTTCGGACCTGGCGCATCTATTGCGACGGGTTCTCACACAGCTGTAAAGATGGATCAGAAGTTTTCTGTTACGCCTGAGTGTTCAAAGATCCTGAAGTACGTTACAAGTACCAACCCCTACCTTGATGCGAAGATCGCATTAGACGGTGGCATGAGACTTGTTTCAGGATCAAAGGCCTCGACGGTTCCTAAGAACGAAGATAGCGTAAGAGTGATCGCAACTGAACCTTCCGGTAACATGTTCCTGCAGCTTTCTGCAGGGCGTGCTCTTGAAGGCGTACTCTCCGTCCTCGGATTTGATATCCGAAGTCAAGAGATACGTAATCGTTCGCTTGCCCGACAAGGATCTATTGATGGTTCTCTAGCCACTTTAGATCTTTCGAAAGCATCGGATTCAATCAGTCTCGATCTCGTCCGTGAGCTTGTACCTAGCGGTTTGTATCGCTTGCTTGAATTGATAAGATCGCCAAGAATGACGGTCTTGTCACAAGAGATTAGTTTAAAGATGATCAGCACGATGGGGAATGGTTTCACCTTCCCCCTTATGACGATCATCTTCTTATCTCTTGTTTACGCAAACAGGCGTGTAAACCACCACGGTCCTAGGCTGTACCTCAACCCTAAAGTCACTGCAGTATTTGGCGACGACATAGTCGTCCCCACTTGCGAAGTGCCAGGGCTAATCAACATCCTAGAGCTCAGCGGCTTTACCGTTAACACGGCAAAGACGTTCGCGGAAGGCCCGTTCAGGGAGAGCTGTGGAGGTGACTATTTCGAAGGGGTAATGATAACCCCCCCGTATGTCACCTCTATCAGCAACAACCCTGACGTCTATGTCGCATTGAACCAGCTTCTCCGGTACTCCGGAGAGCACGATATTCCGCTTTGGCGGAGTATCGGGTTTCTCTACGACTTAATAGACGGTAAGCCTTTCTTCGTACCTGAGTGGGAGGCAGACTACGCTGGTATCAAAACCAGTTACGTCTGTCACCCTCGATACCAACTGTATGCGGTCAAGCAAAAGTCATACACCTACAAGGGTGATTATGACATGATGCTCGCATGCGGTGGGTACCTAGTCCCTCAGGGATCACGCTCCGTATTTGTACCTCGTCCGACTAAAACGCGGTACACGGTGGTGAAAACCAGGTTTCCTAACGGCTACCTGGACGGTCGCAGTAGTGTTGACTACTGCGACCGGGTGAGTTCTGCCATCCTACGAGACGTCTTGTGGTTAAAGACGGCTCGGGGGTAAGGTGAACTAGCACCCAGAGTGGGGAAAATTGCTTC